TTGCCTATTGCTTTATTGCCTAATGTTCTTGATTTGGCAGACAATCTACAAGTACTACGAGACTATTTAGGAGTGCCTATTTCAATTAACTCGGCATACAGAAGCCTTGAGTATAATCGTAAGATAAGAGGCTCTTCTAAAAGCCAACACTTGCTAGCAAAAGCTGCTGACATTGTCGTTGAATCTAAAACACCCGATGAAGTTGCCAATATAATAAAGTATTTGATTTCTGAAGGCAAGATGGTTCAAGGAGGACTCAAAGCATATAAAACGTTTACTCACTACGATATTAGAGGATACAAAGCTCGATGGTAAATAAATTTAAAAGTACAATATTAAGGAGTTTAGTCAAAGAAAGACGTTTAACGCCTTTAGAAAGGATTGCCAATAGATTAGGGTATATGGGGACAGGTTTCTTTATCACAGCTCCTCATTTACTCCCACAGACACAAGGTGTGGTATTTTATATATTTGCAGGATTATTATCATTGCCACAGGTATTCGTAGCGAAGCAATGGAATTTAGTTCTTGTTAATTTAAACGTAATGATTGCATATTTTATACTATTATTAAGATGAGTTGGATAAGTAAACTTTTAGGAACAGGCACAAAAGGAATCGGAGATTTAGCTAAAGATATACGTGAAGCTATCAAGGGAAAAGAACTTGACCCTAATAAGCAACTCGAAACTGCTGAAAGGTTAGTTGCCCTCCAAACAAAGATAAATGAAGTTGAGGCAGGTCATAGAACGATGTTTGTGGCAGGTTGGAGACCTTTTATTGGTTGGGTTATAGGTGTTGCCTTACTATATAATTTTATACTACGAGACCTAATTATCTTCGCTCACCCTGAATGGAGTGATTTACCTGCTTTACAGATGGATGAGTTATTCACAATACTATTTGGTATGCTTGGGCTAGGTGGAATGCGTACTTGGGAGAAAAAACAAGGAGTAACGAAGTAGCACTTATTAATAATTGTCAATAACTTATACTTGACATTTGCCCATTCGTGGTGTACCTTTGCTTAACAAGGTAACGACAATGGGGAGTACTCTCCGAATAATGTAAAATATAATGTAGTGTTGCACTATATAAAAAAAATATATTATAAATAGTTGGATTTCTTTATACTTATTGTTGTACTTATGCAACATAATATGTTATATTTACAGTATATTAGTTTAGTTTACTTTTAGTTTATTTGTTTTAATTTTAGTTTATCTTTAAGGGCAGTAGAATATAACCACATTATTTCTACTGTCTTTTTTTTGCTCTACCATTTGCATATGACAACACATTATACTATATTTGTCAGGAGGAACACTTAAACTTATAATATGGAACTATCAGAATTTCTACAATCAAGGATTGAGGCACTAGAAAAAGAAGTATCAAAATTGCGTAGTGAGAACTCAATACTAAAATCACAATTAAAATTCGAGCAACAAAAATCATTTAGAAACTAAAACAATTATTATGACAACAACAAAGAAGAGTACAACAACAATTTATCAGGCATTAGCTAACTTTCAACAAGAGTGTCCTGTGGTTCATAAAGGAACATCAGGTTACGGATACAGTTATGCTGACTTGCCAACTATCTTTAGTATTATTAATCCTGTGTTAAAGAAGTTTGATTTAGGGTTTACACAACTCATACAAGAAGGAGGCATAGAGACTATTCTATTCCACACCAAATCAGACCAATCTATTACAAGCTTCACACCTATCCCAGAGAATGTATCTCTGAAAGGTATGAACGAGTATCAAGTATTAGGTTCTGCAATCACGTATATTAGACGTTACGCATTAAGTAGTATGTTGGGTGTTGTAACAGATAAAGATACTGATGCATCTACTCCTAAACAGATTAGAAAGCCTGTATTGAATGCTGCTACTCCTGCTTTTGAGAAGGCACTTAAATTCGTAAGAGATGGTGGTAGTATTTCAGCTATCGAGGGCAAGTATTCTGTCGGTGCAGAAGTAAAAGCGTTATTAAAATTATAGTAGTAAGTAAATAAATATTCATTTAAAACCAGTAAATTATGAGTCAACAAGAAAGACAGTACGTAGGAAGAGGTAAGAAAGCAGGAAACTTCGATTTAGTAAACTTCAGTATATCTGAATCAAAGATTAAAGATTCTTGGTTTGAGTACAAAGGAGAGCGTTATCTCAAGCTAACAATTGGGGCATTAAAGAACCCTGATAACTATGGTAAGACACACTCTGTGTGGATTGATAACTATGAGCCAAAAGCAGATGGAGGAAAAGCTGCTGAAGCTAAAGTAGTAGAAGAAATGAAGAATGACTTGCCGTTTTAGTAGGCACATTAGTAAGGAGGGGTGTAAAAACCCCTCTATTATTAACAGTAATAAAGTAAATGAAACAGAAAGCTAAATTTGTAAATGTAAACTTGGAACTTATGGAGAGAGACTTAAATATAAAAGAAGTAACGTTACTATCATTAATACAGTCATTAGCTAAAAAGAAAGGGTATTGTTTCGCTACAAATGAGGTATTGTCGGAGTCATTAGGAATCCACGATAGAACATTATACAGAATGCTAAACAAATTAGAGGATGGTGAACATATAACCAGAATTACTCATTCTATTGGCAACTACGGAAAAGAAAGAAGAATATATATAAACTAAACAAGATGATAAGAGTATTAGCTAGTTTATCTTCTGTTGTGGACAACATACCTAAAGACAGACTAATTATAAGAAATTCAAAGATAGTTGTATCGGAACATATTTGGGATTGTATTGTAGATGAATTAAAAGAGTATAAGGCACATAAAGACCAAATAACTGATGATTTTACAGTAAGTTTTTTTATCTTTGAGGGAATTAAGGTTGAGTCGTCTAAAGAACTTAAAGGATATAGTATCCATGTAGTGAATCAGACATCTTTATAAAACAAAATAAAACTAAACAATATGGCAAGTTTATCAGATTTTTCAGAGTTAGATATTCAGCTAAAATCAACTACTTCGAAGCAACAGAAGGTTAAGTGTCCTAAATGTAAAGAGAAAGGAAAGTCTAATTTATCTGACAATTGCTTGAGCATTAATCTAAATGAGGGATTATATAACTGCCATAAATGTGCATGGAGTGGCAAAGTAAGAACTGAACAAACAATAACACAGATGATAGAACAAACTAAACAATACGTCTTACCAAAGAATGATGACTTATCAGATATTAAGAACAACGCTATTCAGTTCCTAAAAGATAGAGGCATCACTCAAGAGGTAATTGACAAGAATAAAGTAAAATCATCAAGAGATGGTAGAGGTGTGGTCTTTGCCTATTATAAGGACTCTAAAGTGATTAACTACAAGACTCGTGCAATAGATAGCAAGAAGTTCTTTCAAGCTAAAGAGGCACAACCAATAATGTATAATTACGATAGAATCAAAGATGCTAACAGTGTTTTTATATGTGAGGGGGAAATGGATTCATTGTCCTGGGAAGTAGCAGGTGTAGATTTCCATACATCAGTTAGTCAAGGCGCACCAAATGTAGGGGATAAGAATATAGATAAGAAATTAGAATGTCTTAACACTTGTTCAGAGGCATTCGAGAACAAGAAGACTATTTATATTGCAGTAGATAATGATGAGAATGGTAGGTTTTTAGAAAAAGAGCTTGTTAGGAGGTTTGGTGCAGAGAGGTGTCTTTTAGTTGATTTCAGCCCATATAAAGACGCGAATGAGGTATTAGTCAAAGAAGGTATAGAAGGTCTCCATAAACGTGCTAAAAACGCTTCTCGACCTAAAATAGACGGTATCTTTACTGTTGACGATATTACCGAGAGTATGTTGGATGGTTATCGCAATGGTCAAGAGAGAGGTACTACTACGTATATCGAAGAGGTTGATAAGGCTTGGACTTGGAGAGCAGGAGAAGTAAATATATGGACAGGATACCAAAACGAAGGAAAGAGTTTATTCTTGAATCAGTTAGCAACAATCAAAGCAAGTGTAGATGGTTGGAAGTTCGGAGTGTTTAGCCCAGAGAATATGCCTATGAATGATTTCTTTAATGATATTATTGAGATGTATATTGGTAAGAGTTGCGACCCATACTATGAGAAGAACTATATGAGCGAAGCAGAATACAGGCAAGGTATGGACTTTGTTAAGAAACACTTTAATGTTATCTACCCAAAGAAGAACTTTACATTAGAGACTATCTTTGAGAAGGCAAAATACTTAATCAAGACTCAAGGGATTAGAGCTTTGATTATTGACCCTTACAATACTGTTCAGCATAAGATGAATAGAGGAGAGCGTGAGGACTTGTATATCTCAAGGTTTATGAGTGAGCTAAAGAGGTTTGCAGTAGATAACAATATCTCAATACATTTAGTAGCTCATCAAGTAACCCCACAAAAGAATGATGATGGTAGATACCCAAAGCCTGATGTGAATAGAATTAAGGGTGGAGGTACGTTTGCTGACAAGGCTGACAACGTATTGTTTGTATGGAGACCTGATAGAGCTATTGACTTCTCAAGTAGAAAGGTAACATTCGGTAGTCAGAAGATTAAGAAACAAAAGTTAGTAGGTTATCCACAAGATATTGAGAATATCTCCTTTGATATTAAGTCATCAAGATACTCATTCAATGGTAGAACACCATTCAGTCAATTAGATAAATTAAGAACCAATGGATAAAGAAATCGAAGTAGCAATAGTGGACTTGCCTCTTGCCTTAAATCAAACAAAAGGTAAGGTCAAGTGGCTAACGCTAAATAACTATCGTAACTGGCACTACAAGACGTCAAACGGATTAAAGATTAAGTTCAAGAAGGAGATAACACCTCTACTTAAATTTAAGATAAAAGGTAAGGTAAAGATAGAGTACTTCTATTATGCCCCTAACAAAAGGAAGCGTGACTTGATGAATGTGATAAGCGTTATCGATAAGTTCTTCCAAGACGCAATGGTTGAGAGAGGCTGCATCGAAGCAGATGACCTGTCTATTGTAGTAGAAGTAAACTCGAAGTCAATGGGAATTGATAGAGACAACCCAAGATTAGTAGCAAAAATAACCAAATTATGATTAAACCAAGTGTCTTACAAGTATTAGCAGAGAATCACGATGATTGGATTAGAATGGCAAGTTCGTTCGGATTGTCTGATGATGATGTACAAGAGATAGTTCAAGAAATGTATATTAGAGTAGACAACGCAGTAAAAGACGTTGATAGGATAATGTACGATGAGGACAAAGTAAATACGTTTTATGTTTACACAACCCTAAAACATCTTCATTGGCAGAACTTCCATAAGGTAGGTAGAGCTAAAAAGAGATTAGAATTGAGGTATTATTCCGAGTTAAGGGATAGTGAAGTAGAACACGATAGCCTTATGTTTAACAAGTTTGTCAAGTCAGAAGACACCTTGTACGAAGACTTTGAATTGGAGTTTATAGAAAGCCTTTCTGATTTAGATATGTGTGGGAAGGTAGAAGACATTACTAACGATTGGCATTGGTACGATAGAAAGATATTTGACTTATACTTTAAAGAAAAGATGTCTATGAGGAAATTAGCTTCTAATACTACCATTAGCTTGAGTTCTATCTTTAATACGATAGACAATTGCAGAGACAAGATAAAGAGCAGTCTGAAAAAAGATTGGGAAAACTACAACAATTATTAATATATTTACAAAATGAAACAAAAGAACCACACTCAAAACGAGAAGATTAGACGATTAGAAAAGGTAGCAACTCAACTATATGTTAGGGTTGTTCAGTTAGAGAAGGCAGTAAAAGCCATACAGGATAAGTTAGACGAAGATAAAACAGAAGATTTAAACTATTTGTAATATGGATAACATTTTTGACAAGATAAGATACTGGGCATTAAAGAAAGGAATCTACAACAAGTCGGATTCTTTTGCTCAATACTCAAAGTTAATGGAGGAGAATGGAGAGCTTGGAGAAGCTTTAATGAGGAGGAATAAAGACGAGATAGTTGATGCTATTGGCGATATGGTGGTAGTATTAACGAACATTGCCCATATAGAGGGGTATAGTATAGAAGAGTGTATTGATAGTGCTTATAGCGTTATATCTAAACGTAAAGGCAAAATGGTAGACGGAATATTTATAAAACAAGAATAATGGAAGAACCAAAAGACAAACGTACTAAAGCCTACAAGGAATGGAAGGCTAACCAAGAGAAAGAATCACAAGGACTTGGAGATACTATTGCTAAAGTAACTGAAGCAACAGGCATCAAGAAAGCAGTAGAGCTTATTGCTGGAGAAGACTGTGGTTGTGATAAGAGACAAAAGATACTCAATAGACTGTTTAAGTATAACAAGCCTAAATGTCTTGAAGAAGATGAGTACAATTATATTGCAGATTGGGTTGATAAAGGTAAAAACAAATTAACCAATAAGCAACTCAAGGAAATGAATTTGATATACAATAGAGTGTTTAACAAGCAGTTTAAGTGCCAGAAGTGTTCTGCTCCAAGAATGATGAAAGACTTGTTGAATCTATTTAAACAATACGAATAGGTATGGTTTTATTTGTGCCTAAAGATATCAGACTTATGGTTTGGGACTTTGTATCTAAAAACAACATAGGTCAGAGAAGTAAAGCGAATGGCAACAAGGAGCAACAATATGTAGGTTTGCTTGGGGAAGTAATGATAAAAAAACATTTAGGTTTAGATTACTCTTTGTCTTATGGTTTTGATGGTGGGTTTGACTTAAGCTATAAAGGTCTTAATATAGATGTCAAGACTATGGGTAGAATGGTTGATCCAAGACCTTATTACGTGAATAATTTTATAGCCTACCAAAATAAATTCAACTGCGATGCCTATATATTTTGTTCGTTAAACAAGACAGACTACAACCTTACTATATGTGGGTGGGTTACAAAACCCCAGTTACAAGAACGCTCTATCATCTACGAAGAGGGAACAATTAGAACAAGGTCAGACGGAAGTACTTTCAAGCTTAAGGCACCTACGTATGAAATAGAAAACAACAAGTTAAATCAAATGAGTAAATTATGAAAGATTTTAGACCAAGACTTCGAGGAAACAAACTCAAAGCATTCGAAAACATCACAAAGAAGGAGCAAAGAGTTCTTGTTATTGGAGACCTTCACGAGCCATTCTCGTTAGACGAATACCTAAACCATTGTGCAGAGGTTTATGCAAAGTACAACTGTAATAGAGTTGTGTTTATTGGGGATGTAATTGATTCGCATTACTCAAGTTACCACGAGTCAGACCCTGATGGTATGGGAGCAGGAGAAGAATTAGAGTTCGCTATCGAACGTTTAAGTCGTTGGTATAAGATGTTCCCTAAAGCAGATGTTCTTATCGGAAACCACGATAGAATCATATCAAGAAAGGCATTTAGTGCAGGAGTACCGAAGGCTTGGATTAAGTCATTTAGTGAAGTGTTGGAAGTGCCTAATTGGAACTTTATAGATAGACTTGTAATAGATGATGTACAGTATATCCACGGAGAAGGAGGTACTGCCCACACGAAGTGTAGAGCTGATATGATGAACACAGTACAAGGACACCTCCATACTCAATGCTATACCCAGTGGTTTGTTGGTGCTAACTTTAAAGTATTCGGAACTCAAGTAGGCTGCGGTATTGATTTTGACAAGTACGCTTTTGCTTATGCAAAACGAGGCAAGAAACCTGCTATTGGATGTGCAGTAGTAATGGGTGGTAAAACAGTAGTAAACGAATTAATGGAATTATAAATATGATGGAACAACAATTATTAGACAGGATTAGTGATATAGTAAATGCACCAGCAACAGACAGAGAGAAGATAGATGCTCTATTAGAGTTAGATGCTTTCCTTTACACAGAGTTAGGAATAACCTCAACAAAGGGAGACAAGGCAGAAACAAGACGTAAAAGTCGTATTATTTATAGAGAGATTCGCTCCATAGATAGTAAGGATGGGAATCTATTGTTAAACCATTTAGATAAATAGTATGCCAATTCCAAAAGTAAAGAAGTACGAAACTAATAAAGATTACATTCAACGATGTATGGGGAATGCCCTTATGAGACAGGAATACCCTGAAAAAGACCAAAGGTTTAGCGTATGTCAGTTAGCGTTTAAGAAAAACTTTACGCCAAATAAGTAAAAGTTATTGACACTTGTTACTATTTATGTTATATTTGCATAAGGGGAATCACTAATGGTTCTCTTTGTGCAAAAAGCATTTATAGATATGGGTAATAAAATAACAACATTTGACGGCAAGGAGTGGGATGTAGCAGATTTAGAGAAGAAGGCAATAGACGATTCTTTCTACTACGGATACCTTGCTAAAAACGTATTAAGCAGTAGTTCTGTTAAGCTACTAAACAAATCCCCTAAAGACTACAAGGATATGTTAGAAGGGGTACAGAAAGGTTCTAAAGCCTTGGAAGAGGGTAAGCTAATCCACACAATGTTATTAGAGCCTGAAAAGCTATCTGATGTAAATATTGTGGAAACTACAACAAGAGCTACCAAAGTATTCAAAGCAGCACTTGCAGAGAATCCAAATACATTCACACAAAAAGAGTATGACAATTGTAGAGGTATAGCAGACGCAGTTTTAAACAACAGTTCTGTTTCTACATTTATGGAAGGTTGTGATGCTGAAGTGCCTGTGATTGGAGAGATATCAGGAATACCATTTAGAGCGAAGGCTGACTTATTATCGAGAGAGAAAGGCATTCTATTAGACATTAAGACTACTGGCGATATGGATAGGTTTAAGTGGAACGTACAGAACTTTGGATACCATATGCAGGTTTACATTTACTGTGAGTTGTTCGGCATATCTTATGATGACTTCTACTTCTTGGTTGTAGATAAGAAAACTAAAGCAGTAGGTGTGTTTAATGTAACAGAGGAAACTTACTTCAAAGGATTGGCAGAAACAGAGAAAGCAATCGACCAGTACAAGAAGTATTTTATAGATAAAGAACAAGATGTAAATGATTTTACTATATTCGGAGAGGTATGACAGAAAGAGATAGAATATTACAAAGATTAGACGGATACAGCAAAGAGTTCTTTTTGTTAACAGAACATTGGACTCTTGACGATTGGAAGAAGATTAGGGACAAAGAATACTACGATGTTATGGCTATGTATGGGAGGGACTCCTTGCAGTTTTGCCAATTCAAAATGAAAAGAATAATGAATGTTTTATGACAGAAGAAAGCAGGCAAGAGATAATAATGTATGGGTATAGAGATTCCTTGTCCTTGTACGATGAAGGATTCACAATAGATAACCTAACAGAATTACTTGAGCTTTACGAAGAAAGGGAACTGTACTTAACTTGTGCAGGTATTAAATTAGCAATAGACGAATTAACAAAAGAAGAAAACGATGACAGCATTAGAGATTAAAAAGAGAATTGAGAAGGATTTTGATGTAACACTCGATACATCATCAAGGAAGAGAAACTACGTATATCCAAGAGCGGTATTCATTAAGTTGTGTAGAGAGTTTACTGAATTAGGCACTCAAGACCTTGCAGACCTTCTAGGGCTTAAAGCCCACGCAAGTGTTCTTAATGCATTAAACAATACATTTTATGATGCTATGTACGAGTTAAAGTTTAAGAACTACTATGACAATATGAAAAGAACGTTAAGTTCTGCCCCATCATTACAGAAAGAGAATGACAGGTTAAAGTTAAAAATAGTTGAGCTTAATGAGTTGATTGAGTTTTACAGAAAGAAGACAGAGCAATATGGAATTTTTGGATGAGATACTCGAAAGGCTGCAAGATAAACCAAAAGATAATCAGATAACAATATTTGATGCAATAAATGAACAGCTATAATTACAAGGCACAACAATACTGCTTCAAGAACGAGATAAAGATATACAACACTCCTGTGTCGAAGAAGTCAGTAAGGATAGAAGTAGATTACAAAGGTCAAATAATAAAGAGCGATGTGATTTACTCAATCAAAGAATCAGAGAAAAAGATATGGGAACTTTACGAACATTTTTACAATAAACAATAATATGGAAGATAAGATAGTAAACAGAGTGTTAGGGGCGTATAAGCTACGTTCTAACGAAGGAATTAGAAAATATGGTACAACGTTAGAGAGAGATGATTTAAACGTCTTTGAATGGCTTACACACCTTCAGGAAGAGCTGATGGATGCAACCCTGTACATAGAGAAATTAAAGACAGAAGAGGTAGGCATTCCTGCTGAAGATATAGGTATAGCTTACTTTAATTCAATGTTGGAGCATCCTGCTTATGCAGAGCCAAAGAAATGCACCATCACAGGTATAGAGTTAACGGATAAAGATACCTATAATAAAAGGTCAGGTTGTCCTTACGCTAACTTTGTAGAGGGATTTAGAGCAAGAAATAAGATACCTGTAAAAGACTTAAGAAGGTTTGTAAATGAATTAAAAAGTAAACTATGACAAATGAACAAGTAGCTAAAAAGTTTATAGACTTTGATTGGTCAGATGACGTGACTGAAGAACAAAAGCAAATGATTTATGATATGGATAATATTTCCATAGAAATAAAGAAGGGCAAAGAAATAAGCATAAAGGTGTTTAATGAAGAACATCAATTGTGGTTTAATACAATCAAAGGTATTGAAGAATTAAAAGATTTAGTATCTACAATAATAAGTAAAAATATATAATTATGACAAATAAGAAAAAGGAAATTATAGATTGTATAAGGTGCGATTCTAAAATAAACTACAAGGGTCTTTGTAAGACGTGTTTTACCGAATTGGGTTTGTTAAGGGAACGTGATAACAATAAAACAAAGATAGAATTATGACAACAGACACAATAATAATCGGAACGCTTATAGTGGTCTTTTTAGGGCTAATAATAACAATTATAAAAATACAACTATGAAAATAACAAACGAAGATAATATGGAACTAATGGCAAGGTATGAAGATAACCACTTTGACCTTGCAATTGTAGACCCGCCATATAGGGATGAAAACCAACCGACAAAGGATATGAGGGCAAATGGTTCTATGAAAAGTTTAGAGGGGCGACCAACACAAGAGTATTGGAATGAGTTATTTAGAGTGAGTAAAGAACAAATAATATGGGGCGCTAATAACTTTGAATTACCACAATGGAAAGGATTTGTAGCTTGGAAAAAGAAAACAATAGGCATAAACTTTACAATGTCAATGGTTGAAATAGCAAGTTTATCTGAAAATTTAGGAACTACATCTAAATGGATTGAAATTGCACCACAAGACCCAAATAGAGTACACCCCACTCAAAAACCTGTAAAACTTTATGAATTTTTGTTAATGCAGTACGCCAAAGAAGGCGATAAAATACTCGATACACATTTAGGAAGTGGAAGCATAGCTTTAGCTTGTCATAATTTAGGTTATGATTTAACAGCTTGCGAATTAGACAAAGACTACTATGAAAAAGCTATGAAAAGAATCCAAGAACACAAGCAACAAATACGAATGTTTTAAAAAGAAAAGAAATGGAACTACAAGGGTGGGAATTTAAAATAGGAATAGTAAAGGGTTTAGTATTTGGAATTAGACCTTACGAGTTCAAAGGAGAAGGAGTTTATGAAGTAGACCACGTACTCTATCTTGGAGTAATCCAGATAACACTTACAACAATATACGAGAGATAACTATGGAAGAAGAAAACAAACCAAAGAAGGTTGATGGTCGCAAGAATAATGGTGGTCATTCAACTAAAGGTAGGGCAGGTAGACCTCCCAAGATAACAGAGAAGAAGCTACGGAACTTTGCAGTTAGTGCCATAAAAAAAGCCTATGGTAGCGAGGAGAAGATGTGGCTTGAGGTAGCGAAACAAGCAAAGGAGAGCTTCCCCCATATGAAGATGTTATTAGAGTTTACTTATGGTAAGCCTAAAGAACAGAAGGAAGTGAGTGTTAAAACAGATATAAACATTCCAATAGTAAATTTCCTTGAAGAGCGAACAATAGATATAACCCCTGAAGAAGAAGATACAGATGAGTCAAGTACAACTGAACCCCAAGTATAAATCATTATACAATAGCGATGCAAGATACCACGTTGTAACAGGAGGGCGTGGTTCTGGTAAGTCTTTTGGAGTCAATGTATTCTTACTCCATCTAACCTATGAGAAAGGGCATAAGATACTCTTTACTCGTTACACTATGACTTCAGCGTCTATGTCGATTATACCTGAATTCTTGGAGAAGATAGACCTTATGGGTGTTGCAGAACACTTTGAGGTTACTAAAGCAGAAATAACAAATAAGCTCACAGGAAGCTCTATTATATTTAGTGGGGTGAAGACATCAAGTGGAGACCAAACTGCGAAACTGAAGTCTATAAATGCCGTTACAACGTTTGTTTTAGATGAGGCAGAAGAACTTACAGATGAAGAAGTGTTTGATAAGATTGACTTCTCGGTTAGAGCAAGAGGTGTAAAGAACAGATGTATTGTAATCTTGAACCCTACAACAAAAGAGCATTGGATATATCAAAGGTTCTTTCAGAATAGAGGAGTTCCTGATGGTCATAATGGAGATGCTGAATCTATAAACTATATCCATACAACATACCTTGACAACATAGAGAACCTATCTGAATCATTTGTGTTAGGTCTAAATGATATGAAGAGGAACAGACCACAGAAGTTTAACCACCAGATAATGGGAGGTTGGTTAGATAGAGCAGAAGGTGTTGTGTTTACTGATTGGTCATTAGGAGATTTCCCTAAAGATGTAGATAGTATCTTTGGACAAGATTTTGGATTTAGTGTAGACCCTTCAGCGTTAGTAGAGGTTGCCATAGATAAGAAGATGAAGAAGTTATGGGTTAAGCTCCACTTCTACAAAGCAGGTATGGCTACGTCACAACTATACGAATTAAATAGGAGATATGCTGGTAAGAATCTTATTGTATGTGACAACTCCGAGCCAAGACTATTGTCAGAGTTTAAGATGAAAGGACTTAATGTTACTCCTACAATCAAGAAGAAAGGTAGTATCTTAACAGGTATTGCACTTATGCAGGATTACCATATAGTTATAGACAAGAACTCAATAGACCTTATAAAAGAGTTTAACAACTACTCTTGGAAAATGAAAGGCTCTGTACCTGCTGATAAATGGAATCACGGAATAGATGCTTTGCGTTACGCTTGTGAGTACCTGCTGATGAGGTCAGTTCCAAAAGGGATGTATATTGTCAAGTAGAGCGACAATTCAATAGGGTAGTTTAACAATTCAATACCCTTCTTAAAATCCAAATACCCCTTCGATTTCTCGTTGGGGTATTTTTCATTTGGGTAATTAGAAAACCACTATATTAATCTTACAACAAAGATTTCAATATTGTTCGGCTATGTCAATTAACATTTGTTTATAGATGATGAAAAGTTTTGGTAGTTTAAAAGTAAGTTGTATATTTGCTCCAGATAACAATTAAAAACAAGAATTATGACAGACAAAAGAAAACAAATTATCAAGGCAATCAAAACAGGTAAATTCTTTACAATTAAGTTTGTTAAAAAGAATGGAGAATTGAGAGAGCTTAACGGAAGGTTAGGCGTAAAGAAACACCTCAAAGGTGGGGAATTGGGTTATGACCCTTCTACATTCAATTATATTATTGTATTTGATGTAGTGGCAAAAGGATACAGAACTGTGAATGTTGATACAGTTACGGAACTAATTTGTAATAAAAATGAAATAAAGTTTGCCAATTAAAAATAAAGATGTATATTGCACCAAGTTTAACAAATAAAACAAATACTTATGGAATCAGTAGATTATGGAAATCCTGCCTACGATATGGAAGGAGAACACGAATGCAGAATGTGTGGGGCGCCTGTCGAAGAAGATGGGGATTATTGTTCACGCAGTTGCTGGACAGCAGATTTTAGATAACAATTAAAAACAAATATTATGACAACAAAACAAGAAACAGAAAAAGCAATCAAGCATTTAGAAGAACAAGGTTACGCAGTTCAAAACCTATGGCATATTTCAGATGTGCTATCCTCTGATGAACATTTAAAAAGAGAACAATGCAAATCGATTATAGATGACGCTCTTATTAGTGATAGTGTTGTAGACGCAGTTCTTTCAGCGATATCATATGAAATTGAATTGTTAAACTATCCAAAAGCAATGTAATGAACGAATGTAATTTATGTGGTTACAATAACCCAAAAGACAATTTTAGATGCGAAGCAGAAGACTGTGGAGTGCCTTTAGATTTAGAGATAACTATAAATGATTTGGGATTACCTGAAATAAACTAAAAACAAATATTATGACAGAAGTAAAATTAACATCAGAAGAATACAGACAATTGTACAATGTTTATACCTATGCTAGTGCTTATGTGAATCACAAGGATGAATTCGATTTGGATAGACTTAATGAGTGGCATAGAGAATCAAAGAAATTCAACCTAGAAGAAGCTGTTAAACAATTTAAAGACGTATTTTAATATGGAATATACTGAAGAACAAAAAGAAGCAATGTACATTGAGTACTTCAACAACTATTTAACAGTAGATTTATTTGCAGAACATCGGCAGATAGACCCACAGGAGGCAAGGCAGCTACTATCAGAAGGAAGACTAACATACATACAAAAATATAAATAATATGGCAAACATAAAGAAATACGCAGATTTAAAGCCAATATCAGAAGAGGAATTGGAAAAAGAAGGAATGCCTAAAAACTTTTGGAACTATACAGTAAATCCTATTACAGGATTCAGTACATTGAGAACTCGATACGATGTTAGAGACGAAAGAAACAGAGAGCTACAAAAGTATGGGAGTGCGAATAACTACACCAGTACAAAGGTCAATGGAATGACCAAAAGAATTTATAATGGATAGCAATTCAAAAGGGGGTAAACAATTCAAAAGGGGGTAACATTAATTTGTTGCTCCTTTTTTTGTTGGCAAAGGTTTGACAATTCAAAAGGGGGTACGCAATTCAAAAGGGGGTAGCAATCTAATAGGGGGTAAGCAATTCAATAGGGGGTAGGGTTGTTTTGGTGGGGTGGTAACCGATTGAGGCCTAGTGCATTAAGGAAAAATATTTTTACGATATAAACAAATGTTAACAAGAATATAGTTTTTTTTGTCGTATGTTTGTACCATACAAAAACATAAACAAGATGAAAACAATTCTATTTTTAACCTTTATTACATTAGCTCTTTATTTATTAACCACACAAATTTTTTAAATTATGACAAAAACAATATATAACAAATTAGAAACAGGTTTGACTTGTAAAATTGACAAAAACGGGCGTATTCACGTTTATAAGACGAAAGAGGAGCCTAAAAAAGTTTCAATAGGTGAAACCTTATTTTTTGCCCTATTTTTAGCTGCGGCTATTTTATTACTAATTTTTTAATACTTAATATTATGAAACAATTTAACAAATATCAATTTTTAACAGAATTACGCGAAGACCTAATTTCTGAATGTGCAAATCTTTATTCTCTTGATATGGATTTTGATGAAATTCATGAAAAACTAGATGAATTTATACATTCTTTTCTTGATAACAAATGTATTTATTACGCCGATTGCTGGGCTATATGTTACGAATTAGCAAGTAGTGACTTCCAAATTGAACAAACAGGCGAAACCGCTAAAAATATAACTGAATTAGCATACTGGGCTTTATACGACTTAAGCTATCAAATCGATATAGATCTATTGATTGAGTCCGTGAAACCAGTAATACATAACAATAACTAAAAACCATACTACAATGATAAAAGAAACATATTACAATGATATTTGCGTATCTTATTACAGGGGATTGAAAGCCTTATCGACAATTCATAAAGGCTATTTTACCAAATTTAGATACTCACTAGATACAACGACAAAAGACGCTTTAAAACACTTTAAACAATACCTAAAAACATTATAACAATGGAAATAAAATATAAATTAACTCACATAATTAACGGCAAAAGAAAAACACACATACAAACACTAAATTACAATGATATAAACAAAGCCTATAAATACTTTAAAAATACTTTTGGCAATACTACTTTTAATTCATTGCAAATAATAAATTAATCTTACAACCTTTTATATTAATAATTAACCGCTTTTATAGGCGGTTTTTTTGTGTTATTAAATTATTGTTTTTTTTGATAGTCAGGTATTTAAGTTTAATTAAGTAGGGAAAAGGTACGTCCGTTTCTTCCCATCCTCAAACATTCAATTTAAGCCCCTTTTTAGCCGTTTTCCCGTACTTTCTCCTGGTTTTTATATATCCATACCACCTAAACAATTTAGAGCCTTTAAATAGCCTTATTCCTATTCTAACTTATGGAGCTAAATAAGCCGTTTTAAGAGACTTTATTTCTCATTTGATATATCCATACCACCTAATAGGTGAAAAGACGTGTAGTATGCCTTAAAATGCGTTAAAAGGGGGTACTCTGCCGGAAGTGAAGGCGTGCTGCAGGGTAACTCTGCCGTGAGTCAAGGCGTGTTCTCTTATTCACCCCCATTCTCTACACAAGTTACTTTCCAACTGACAATCTAATAGGGTAGGTAAACCTTCTTTCAATTCAATAGTCTACGTAGAGTATTTTTATTATGCCTATCCAATAGAACGACCTCAACTCTATTTCCCCTATGTATCATGATACATACTCCTCATGATATATACTTAACCAATATACTGTATATTTATATTAGTACATCACGTAGAATACTCCTCATAATACATAACACTATGTATCATGATATACTATGTATCATGATATACTATGTATCATAATATATTATGTATAGTAAGTGACAAAAAGTACAGGTGGAGATTTAAGAGGTACACTTCGGTATTTTTATATTACTTAATCAGCAAACAGTTATTTATGGCAGCAGTAAAGTTAGAGTTATCAGTTCCCTCATCATTAGATTCAATTGAGTTATGGCAATACCAAAAGTATATGAGTGTTGTAGAAGCAAACAAGGATGTTGAGAATGCTGAAGAGTTCTTGAATATGAAGTTGGTCGAGATATTTTGCGACATATCCCTAAAAGATGTTTCGTCAATCAATCTAAAAGACTTTGACAAGATTAGTAAGATTATCGCAACTGCCTTTAACGAAGAGACCCCTTTAGTTAGGCACTTTGAATTAGATGGTGTAGAATTTGGTTTTATCCCAAACTTGGATAAAGTATCAATAGGAGAATATATAGATGCTGAAGCAGGAGTAACAGGTTGGAAGAATATGCACAAAGCAATGGCAGTGTTGTTTCGACCAGTAACGAAGAAATATAAAGACAAGTATCAGATAGAGAAATACGATGCTAAACAAGAGTATCAAGAGGTTATGAAGTATATGCCTTTGAATGTCGCTTTAGGTGCGTTGGTTTTTTTTTATCGTTTAGGGAAAGATTTGTCAAGTCATACCCTGAACTCTTTGGAGAAGGAGATGGAGGAGAACAAAACTATTCGTCAGCAGGTAACTTCGGAATTAGGTGGGGATGGTATCAGTCGATATACAGACTTGCTGGAGGAGAAGTTCTCAACTTTAACAGGGCAACTAAAATTTCTGCACACGAAGCTATAACGTTTCTGATATTCGAGAAAGAGAAGAACGAGTTAGAAGCAAAACTAATAAAAGATAAATTCAAATAGAATGACAAGTTTTTACGATGTAATCAATTCAATCAAAACCTATTTACAGGGCAACAACTCCGTATCTACGGTAACATTTGGCGACCTATTGGAAGTTGATTTAAACAAGCAAACAATATTCCCACTTTCCCACCTGACAGTACGAGATGTATCTTTCTCTGACCATACAATGACATTCACAGTTAATGTTATGGCACTTGACATAGTGGAAGAAACCAAAGAAAACAATAAAGAGCAAATAGAACCTTTTTATGGCAATAACAACAAACAAGACGTACTAAATACCCAGCTTATGGTTTTAAACGGATTACAGAGTTCGTTAAGACGTGGAGGTTTATTTCAGCAAGATTTCATAGTAGACAACAATCTAACTGCATCACTTGTAGAAGAAAGGTTTGAGAACTTGTTAGTAGGTTGGGAAATGGATGTTACAGTAGAAGTGCCTAACAATTCAATAAGTGATATTAACGCTAATGGACACGGTTGTTTATAAGATATGGGTCAAGGACTATCTGACATAAAATTAAAGAACACAGAGGCTTTCCTAAAGTCTTATATGGAGAGGTTGGAGACCCTTGCCAAGATAGAGATAGGGAGGAATAGACAAAGAAAATATCCTTCTGGTAGAACTGTTAATTCTCCACTAAACTCATCAGGTAGTTTAAGAGATTCCATAGAATCAAAGAAACAAGAAGTAAGCAACGCTCTGATGGCTTTTGGATTGATGGGGAACGATTATGCATTAGACATAAATTCAGGCACACCTAAAAGTAAAGCTCCTTCTCGAGCTAAATTGGTTAATTGGATAAAGGCAAAGCCTGTTCAGTTACGAGACAAGAAAGGAAAGATAATAAAAAAGACAGAAGGAAGTATAAAAGCAATTGCAAAAAGAATACAGGCTTCTCAAAAGATACGTGGAATAGCACCAGTACCTTTCTTGGAAGAGGCAGCAAAAGACAGTATGAGTCATCTAAACGGAATAGGTTTAGAGATAGCTTACGATATAGCAGATAATGTAGAACAATTCTTAATAAATATAGGATACGAAGAAGTAAACGGAGAGTTTAAACTAAAAGAAAAAAATAATGAGTAAAATAAACGTAAGAAGTCCATACTTCATCACAGATAATTCAACTAGTACTGGCAGTCCTTTAGCAAGTGCTACTTTGTTTTTAAGAATATACGAAGGAAATGCAACTACAAATTATACTTCACAACCAACATACTCTTTGTCTGCAACCGCAATAGATGGGGCTGTAACCTTTGAAGTGTCTGAATTAGTTAGAGATTACATAGAAAACAATTTTGATGGCAACTATACAGATGGAACAAAATGGC